AAAAGTAAAAACCCCGTTTGTTAGCAGCAGGTGGGGTTTTGTGTTTCCTGACTCCGGAAAAGTCAAAGGAGAAAGTGTGTTTGATTTTAGCAAACTGATTCGGGAGATTTGAGTGATGGCTGAAAAATTATCTACCTGGAAGTTCATTCTTATCTGGCTGGTGTTTGTGATTATGGTCTCCGGTTATTTCATCGGTCAGATACGCTGGTGGTGAAATGAACCGCGTTCTGTGTGTGGTCATCATTGCCCTGCTGGTGGCCTGTGGTGCGCTTAGTCTGGGGCTGAATCATTACCGTGATAACGCCATCACCTACAAAGCGCAGCGCGATAAAAAAGCCAGAGAGCTGGAGCAGGCAAACGCAACCATTACTGATATGCAGGTGCGCCAGCGCGATGTTGCTGCGCTCGATGCAAAATACTCAAGGGAATTAGCTGATGCGAGAGCTGAAAATGAAACTCTGCGTGCTGATGTTGCCGCTGGTCGTAAGCGCCTGCGGATCAACGCCACCTGCCCCGGTACCGTGCGTGAAGCCACCGGCACCTCCGGCGTGGATAATGCAACCGGCCCCCGACTGGCAGACACCGCTGAACGGGATTATTTCATCCTCAGAGAACGGTTGATGACAATGCAGAAGCAGCTGGAAGGGGCACAGGACTATATCCGCACTCAGTGCCTGAACTAAGTTTTGCGGATGCGCCGTATCGTCGCTGTATTCCCTCATTAACAGAGACCGCAGCCCGACAGGGAGACTCCTCTGCGCGAGTGTGCGGGGATAATCAAAAACGATACACACCGGGGTTTACCGCGTTAACGGAGCGCGGCGTTGTCCCCTCATAGTCGCTGGTCCGGTGCGATGGTGGAAGAAACCGGACCACATTACAAATGATAACCATTATCATTTTGCGGGTCCTCCTGGTGGGGTGGGCCTGAACACGGGGCGGGCGGCGCGGAAAAAGGCGCATTTTTGTGATTTTATCGTCATCATCATCATGATGGTAACTTGTTGTTTTTAATGCTGTTAGTATTAAAAAGATGATGATTGTGGTTGTTTTTTTGTTCGACATCTTTATATGCGGCATTTCTTTACAAAAAAACAGAGTCACTTCTGTTCTGCGGTTTATGTGGAGGGATGTAAATGGACGGCGAGCTGAAAAATATGAAGTTAAATATTAATCAACTGGCAGCCCTTTCAGGTCTGCACCGGCAGACTGTTGCCGCCAGAATGGCGGATGTTCCTCTTGCACCAGGCCGTAATGAAAAGAAAAAACTGTATCTCCTGACGGATTTGATAACTTCGTTGCTGGAAAAACCACCATCTTCCGAAGATGAGGATATGGATCCTCACGCTCGTAAGGCATGGTATCAGTCCGAGCGCGAGCGTCTTAAATTTCAGCATGAAACTGTTCAGCTTGTGCCAGTCAGTGATGTCAGGCGGTCCTTTTCTGTCGTGGTGAAAGCGATAGTTCAGGTACTGGAAACCTGGCCTGACCGGCTGGAGAGGGACAGGGGGTGGACTGCATCACAACTGAATGAAGTACAGATTGTGGTTGATGAGATCCGCGACACACTGGAAAAGGCAGTCATTGACTGTTGTGATGAGGCCGATATGTGAATCAGGTGAACGAGAGCCATAGCCGCGCATCCGATATCTGGCGCGAAGTGGCCTCGCTGTTTCGCCCACCCAGCCGGTTACCAGTAGCGGAAGCCATCAGGCGTTATATGCGGGTACCACGGGGAGCCAATACTTCCGGTCCGTGGGAGTCATCGCTGACGCCCTATATGATAGACCCCATTAATACATTATCAGCCCGTGAATATGACGCGGTGGTGTTTGTCGGACCTGCGCGAACCGGGAAAACCGAAGGGCTGATTGATGGCTGGATTGTGTACGGCATCATCTGTGATCCGGCGGATATGCTGGTGGTGCAGATGACTGAGACGAAGGCGCGTGAGCATTCCAGAACGCGTCTTTCCAGGACGTTTCGCCACAGTCCGGAGGTCAGCAAGCGCCTCAGTCCTTCCCGTAATGACAACAACGTCCACGATAAAATGTTTCTTGACGGCTCATTCCTGAAAATTGGCTGGCCGTCGATCACCGTATTTTCCTCTTCGGATTACCGTCGTGTGGCGCTGACGGATTATGACCGTTTTCCTGAGAATGTCGACGGTGAAGGGGATGCCTTCACGCTGGCCTCAAAGCGTACCACCACCTTTATGTCCTCGGGGATGACCCTGGTCGAAAGTTCGCCCGGGCGGGATATCACCGATACCAAATGGCGTTGTGGTGGCGCACATGAGGCACCGCCAACAACGGGGATCCTGTCACTGTATAACCGGGGAGACCGCCGCCGGTGGTACTGGCCGTGTCCGCACTGCGGGGAATATTTTCAGCCGGTGATGGATAACATGACCGGTTACCGGAATAACCCTGATTTTGTGGCTGCCGGGCAGGCGGCCCGCCTGATGTGTCCGCACTGCCGCGGCCTGATTGCTCCGGAACAGAAGCGTGAACTGAATAACCAGGGGATCTGGCTGCGGGAAGGCGAACGGGCAGCGGCGGATGGCAGTATCACCGGGACCCCTCGAAATTCCAGAATAGCAAGTTTTTGGATGGAGGGGCCGGCTGCGGCGTTTCAGACCTGGGAACAACTGATTTTTAAACTGCTGGCGGCAGAAGAAGAGTATGAGCGAACCGGCAGTGAAGAGACCCTGAAAGCGGTGGTGAACACCGATATCGGACGACCCTATCTGCCCCGTTCAGCCACGGAACAGCGTAAAAGTGAACTGCTTGAACAGCGTGCCGAGCCGTTTCCCCGGCGATCTGTGCCGGATGGTGTGCGTTTTATTGAGGCAACGGTTGACGTACAGGGCGGTAAAAATCGCCGTTTTGTTGTGCAGATCACCGGATACGGAGAGCAGGGGGAACGCTGGATTGTTGATCGCTACAACATCCGGCATTCACTGCGCTGCAGTCCCAACGGTGAAAGTCTGCCGGTTGATCCGGCGGCATATCCGGAGGACTGGGATTTGTTGCTGACGGATGTGTTCCATAAAACATGGCCGCTGGCTTCTGATCCGGATGTGCGCATGCGTCTGATGGCCATGGCGGTGGATACGGGAGGGGAAGCCGGGGTGACAGATAACGCCTATCGTTTCTGGCGTCGTTGCCGGAGTGACGGACTGGGCAACAGGGTGTTTCTGTTCAAGGGGGATGGTCTTCGCCGTGACAGGCTGATTAACCGTACCTTCCCGGATAATACCGGCAGAAGTGCCCGCCGTGCCAGAGCCAGTGGCGATGTCGCGCTGTGGCTGGTTCAGACGGATGCGTTTAAGGACCGTGTAAATAATGCCCTGTGGCGTGACACACCAGGGCCGAATTATATCCACTTTCCCGACTGGCTGGGGCGGTGGTTTTACGATGAGCTGACCTATGAAGAGCGCGGCAGTGACGGAAAATGGCGAAAACCGGGCAGGGGCGCTAACGAGGCGTTTGACCTGCTGGTTTATGCGGATGCGCTTGCTGTTCTGCATGGTTATGAAAAGATCCGCTGGCCCTCCGCACCGGACTGGGCACAGCGGGAAACGTGGCTCGTCTTCCCGCAGGAGCGTTCTGGTGAAACGGTATCCCCGGAACTGACGGCCGGGGCAGAAAAACGCCGTCGCCGGAAGAAAAAACTGCGGACGGAGCGTGCGGAAGATAATCCATGGATAACATCAGGAGGCTGGTTGTGAGCACAGAAGAAGCCAGAGAAATGATACAGCGGTACCGTGAAGCGGAAATGGCCGTACTGGAGGGAAAGTCTGTCACCTTCAACGGGCAGCAACTGACGCTGGAAAGCCTTTCTCAGATCCGCGCCGGACGTCAGGAGTGGGAACGCAGGCTTGCCGCGATGGTGAGCCGCAGGCGGGGAAAACCGGGATTTAAACTGGCGAGGTTTTAATGGCAATTATTGATGATGTGATCGGCGTGTTTTCCCCCGGATGGAAAGCAGCCAGACTGCGTTCAAGGGCGTTAATCATGGCCTATGAGGCGGTGAAACCGACCCGGACACATAAAGCCCGGCGGGAAAATCGCTCTGCTGATCAGCTCAGTAAATACGGTGCGGTTTCCCTGCGGGAGCAGGCCCGTTTTCTGGATATCAATCATGACCTGGTGATTGGTGTGTTTGACAAGCTGGAAGAGCGGGTGATTGGTGCCAGGGGAATTATTGTGGAGCCTCAGCCATTACGAAAAAACGGGGAAATGGCGGCTGAGCTGGCTGCGGATATCCGCCGTTTGTGGGCTGAATGGTCCGTGAGTCCGGATGTGACAGGGCAGTATACCCGTCCTGTGCTTGAACGTTTACTGCTGCGGACCTGGCTGCGGGATGGTGAAGTGTTTGCGCAGATGGTCAGTGGTGCGGGAAACGGTCTGGAACGGACGGCGGGAGTGCCATTCTGGCTTGAGGCGATGGAGCCGGATTTTGTTCCCATGCGCACTGATGAATCCGCCGGACTGAATCAGGGGGTTTTTCTTGATGAGTGGGGAAGACCGAAAAAATATCTGGTTTATAAAAATTATCCGGTCAGCGGCCGGCAGAGTGATACGAAAGAAATCGCTGCCGGAAAAATGATCCACCTGAAGTTCACTCGTCGTCTGCATCAGACGCGAGGCTCATCCATGTTATCGGGGGTGCTGATGCGGATCAGTGCCCTTAAGGAGTATGAGGATGCGGAACTGACGGCAGCGCGTATTGCTGCGGCGCTGGGACTGTATATCCGTAAAGGGGACGGGCAGGACTATGAAGATCCGGGGATCAAAGAAACCGAGCGGGAAGTCCATATCACCCCGGGTATTATTTATGACGATTTGCGCAAGGGCGAGGATATCGGCATGGTCAAATCTGACCGTCCCAATCCCAACCTTGAAACTTTCCGCAACGGCCAGTTGCGTGCAGTGGCAGCAGGCAGTCGTCTGAGTTTTTCCAGTGCGGCGCGTAACTATAACGGCACTTACAGCGCCCAGCGGCAGGAGCTGGTCGAGTCCACGGATGGTTACCTGATCCTGCAGGACTGTTTTATTGGCGCGGTAACCCGCCCGGTGTACCGGACATGGCTGAATATGGTGGTTGCGGCAGGTCTGCTGAAAATTCCGGCGGATGTGGATATGAAAACGCTATATAACGCGACGTATTCCGGTCCGGTGATGCCGTGGATCGACCCGGTTAAGGAAGCTGAGGCCTGGAGAATTCAGATCCGGGGTGGTGCAGCGACAGAATCTGACTGGGTGCGTGCTGGTGGGCGCAATCCGGATGAGGTCAAACGTCGCCGCAAGGCTGAAATTGATGAAAACAGCAGACTGGGGCTGGTCTTTGATACTGACCCCGTCAACGACAAAGGAGGCAACAGTGCCGGAACTGAACAACAGCGTCAGCAGGCCACCGACAGCCAGCATGAAGAATAAATCCTGGTTCAGGATGCTGGCGGGTAGTCAGGGTGAGGCGGATATTTATATTTATGACGAGATTGGTTTCTGGGGAGTTACCGCGAAGCAGTTTGTCAGAGAACTGAATGCACTGGGTGATATCACCCACATTAATCTCCATATCAATTCACCGGGTGGCGATGTCTTTGAAGGCATCGCCATTTTTAATGCCCTGAAAAATCAGGGGGCGACCATTACCGTGTATGTGGATGGCGTTGCCGCCTCGATGGCATCTGTGATTGCGATGGCCGGTGATACGGTCATTATGCCGGAAAATGCCTTCATGATGATCCATAAGCCATGGGGATTCAGTGGCGGGGATGCTGAGGATATGCGCAGTTATGCCGATTTGCTGGATAAAGTCGAATCGGTACTGTTGCCAGCCTATGCGCAGAAAACCGGAAAAACCACCGATGAAATTGCCGCCATGCTGGCGGATGAAACCTGGATGTCCGGTGCCGAATGTCTGGCACACGGATTTGCTGACCAGGTGACACCCGCTGTTGAGGCAATGGCATGTATTCAGTCAAAACGTACAGAGGAATTTAAAAAGATGCCGGAATCCATCCGAAACATGATTACTCCGCCACGCAACAGTGCCCCGCGTGATACCACAGTGACAATCCCTGCACCGGCGGTAACAGAACCATCACCGGTACCGGCAGTGTCTGATGAGGCGACCATTCGCGCCCGCGTTATGGCTGAGCAGAAAGCACGCATGTCAGGCATTAACGATCTGTTTGCCATGTTCGGCGGTCGCTATCAGACGCTTCAGGCACAGTGCGTGGCTGATCCTGACTGTTCGCTGGAAATGGCCCGTGAACGTCTGCTGAATGAAATGGGCAAGGAGTCCTCGCCGACCAACAAAAACACACCGGCCCATATTTATGCCGGAAACGGCAATTTTGTGGGAGACGGGATCCGCCAGGCGATGCTGGCCCGTGCCGGATTTGAAAATGTCGAGAAGGATAACGCCTATAACGGGATGACCCTGCGTGAATGGGCTCGTATGTCACTGACGGAGCGCGGTATTGGGGTGGCCAGTTATAACCCCATGCAGATGGTCGGGCTGGCGCTGACGCACAGCACCTCTGATTTTGGCAATATCCTGCTGGATGTGTCGAACAAGGGGCTGATCCAGGGCTGGGAGGAATCAGAAGAAACCTTCCAGAAGTGGACCCGTAAGGGACGCCTGTCAGACTTCAAAACAGCGTATCGCGTGGGGATGGGCGGTTTTGGTTCTCTGCGTCAGGTTCGTGAGGGGGCGGAGTATAAATACATCACCACCTCAGATCGCAAGGAGACCATTGCTCTGGCCACCTACGGGGAGATTTTCTCCATCACCCGCCAGGCCATTATCAATGATGATCTGAATATGCTGGTGGACGTGCCGATGAAGATGGGGCGTGCGGCGAAGGCAACGATTGGTGACCTGGTTTACAAGGTGCTGACGGATAACCCGAAACTGTCCGACGGTAAGGCGCTGTTCCATGCCGATCACAAAAATATTGCCACCGGGGGGATCTCCGTTTCCGGACTGGATGCGGCCCGTCAGATGATGCGCCTGCAGAAAGAAGGCGAGCGCGCCCTGAATATCCGTCCGGCCTTTATGCTGGTACCGGTGGCACTGGAGACGGTGGCGAACCAGACCATCAAATCGGCCAGTGTGAAAGGGGCGGATGCAAACGCCGGTGTCATTAACCCCATCCAGAACTTTGCTGAGGTGATTGCGGAAGCGCGTCTTGATGCGGCAGATCCGAAAACCTGGTATCTGGCGGCGGCACAGGGCACTGACACCATTGAAGTGGCCTGGCTGGATGGTGTGGACACGCCATACATTGATCAGCAGGAAGGTTTCACCACTGATGGCATTGCCACAAAAATTCGTATTGATGCCGGTGTGGCACCACTTGACTGGCGCGGTCTGGTGCGTTCGTCGGTGGCCTGATAACCGCGTTATCACAATCACTGCCCGAAAGGGCTTTTTTTATGCCTGAAAAACAGCCCCACAGGGGCTGTCCGGAGAAACAGCATTATGGCGAAAAATTTTGTACAGGACGGCACCACCATTGAACTGGTGAATGCCGGAGATCAGACCATCCTGAGCGGTGCTGCGGTGGTGGTCGGCAGTATGGTGGCAGTGGCCATTACCGATATTCCTGCCGGTGATGCCGGTGACGGTTTTGCCGAAGGCGTGTTCCTGCTGCCCAAACAGTCTGCTGACGATATTCAGTCCGGCGCGGTGGTTTATCTGAAGGACGGGGTTGTGCAGCTGGCTGCAGACGGTGCGGTGGCTGCGGGGGTAGCCTGGGAAAATGCCCCTGCAAACAGCGCCACTGTGGCGGTAAAAATCAATGTCTGATCTGTTTACGCGAATGTGTTGCCGGATGGACGGGGCGACCGTTCGTGTGATGGGCAAACAGGCGGAGATTAACGGCGTCGTGTACGACGTGATGCCGGAGGAAGAGTCCGCGGATATGGGGGCGCTTTCGGGCAGCCAGTTGTCACTGGTGGTGTTTTCAGCCCGGTACCGTCCGGCCCGTCATGATGTTGTTGTGTTTGCGGGGCGCACACTGACGGTGACCCGTTATGACACGTACAACGGTAAACCCCGGATTTTTGTCGAACAGGAATGAGTATGGCAATAAAAGGTCTGGCGCAGGCCATGAAAAATCTGGATGCAATTGATCGCCGTGCCGTTCCCCGGGCCTCTGCCACGACACTGAACCGCGTGGCGGGGGCCATTATTGCGAAAACGGCCTCTTCAGTTGCCAGGGAGCTGGCCGTTCCCCGTCGTCTTATCCGTGCCCGCATCCGGTTAAGTCCGGCACGACCGGATAAGGTTTACGCAAAGGTTTACATCAATACCGGCAACTTGCCCGCCATCAAACTGGGGGAGGCCCGCGTTCGACTTTCCCGCAGAAAACGGAGAAAGAAAGGACAGCGTGCGGCCCTGAAAGGGGGCGGCAGTGTGCTGATTGTGGGGAAAAGACGGATCCCGGACGCCTTTATCACCCGGCTGGCTAACGGACGCTGGCATGTGATGCAGCGTATGCCGTGGGCATCATCGTCCACCGGCGCGGACAGCAAAGGGAGGCCGAAACGCCACCGTCTGCCGATCGAAGTGGTGAAGATTCCGACTGCCGGACCGCTGGCAGAAACCTTTGAACGTGAACGGGACCGGATGTACCGGGAAAAATTACCGACGCAGATGATGAAAGCCATGACGCATCAGTTACGCCTGGTGCTGAAACGAAAATCGTAAGGAGGGAATGTGAAACACAGAGAAATTCGGGCGGCAATATTGTCTGCCCTGAAGGGAAATATCGCTGACCGGGTGACCTGGTTTGATGGTCGTCCGGTATTTATTGATGAACAGGAACTGCCTGCGGTGGCGGTTTATCTGACAGATGCTTCTGCGACGGAGGAGTTTGTTGACGAGGGGACCTGGGAGGCCGTGCTTCATATAGAGGTGTTTCTCAGGGCGAAAGAGACGGACTCCGTGCTGGATATGTGGATGGAAGAAAAAATACTTCCGGCGCTGGAGGCGGTTCCCGGGCTCAGTGCATTACTGCTGAAGATGAATCTTCAGGGGTATGACTATCGCCGGGATGACGAATATATGATGTGGGGATCGGCTGATCTCCAGTGGAATATTACTTACCAGATGTGAGGACGTTATGACGCTCCCTAATCCCCTTGCGCCGGTAAAAGGTTCCGGCACCACGCTCTGGGTTTATACCGGAAATGGCGATGCCTGGGCAAACCCGCTGTCAGATGATGACTGGACGCGCCTGGCAAAAATAAAGGATCTGACCCCCGGCGAGATGACGGCGGAATCCTACGACGATAACTATCTGGATGATGAGGATGCTGACTGGGTATCCACCGGGCAGGGGCAGAAATCCGCCGGTGACACCAGTTTTACGCTGGCCTGGAAGCCCGGCGAGAAAGGGCAGCGTGATTTGATTGCCTGGTTTGACAGCAGCGAGACCCGGGCCTACAAAATCCGCTTCCCGAACGGCACGGTGGATGTGTTCCGTGGCTGGGTGAGCGCCATTGGTAAATCCGTGACCGCCAAAGAAGTGATCACCCGCACTGTGAAAATCACCAATATTGGTCGTCCGTCGCTGGCTGAGGATCGGGGAGAAATCACACCGGTCACCGGTATTACCGTGACGCCACTAACGGGGAATGTGGCAAAAGGTCAGAATATCACCCTGACCGTGGCCGTTCAGCCGGAAGGCGCAACGGATAAAACATTCCGCGCAACGTCAGCGAATCAGAATTTCGCCACCATTACCGTGAAGGGGAACACGATCACCGTGAAAGGTGTTGCGGCAGGTAAAGCGCAGATCCCTGTGGTTACCGGCAATGGTGAGTTTGCGGCGGTGGCGGAGATCAACGTCACGGATGGCGCTGCAGGCTGAGAGGGGAGATAAAGCATGTTTCTGAAAACAGAACAATTTGAATATAACGGGGTGTCCGTCATGCTGTCGGAGCTGTCTGCGCTGCAGCGGTTTGATTATATGAAGTTTGTTTCAGACGCAGCACAACAGGAGACAACGGAGCATAATGCCGTGCACATTAACCAGCGATATCTGGAAACGGCATCCCTGCTTGTGGCGATGTCGCTATGGCATTCCCATTCCCTCAAAGGCACTCTGGCCTCTCCGGAGACAGAGATGCAGCAGATCCGCCGTGAAGTGATGCTGGGATGGCCTGCTGATGCACTGAATCAGGCAACGAACCGGGTGCTTTATCTTTCAGGTATGCTGGATAACCGGCACGATGCCGATCCTGAACCAACCGGGAAAGCAGAAGCGACTGAGCCGGTAACATCAAAAAAGCATTCGAAGGCGAGCTGAACTTTGTCCTGAAACTGGCGCGTGAGATGGGGAGAGCCGACTGGCGCGCCATGCTTGCCGGGATGACATCCACCGAATATGCCGACTGGCGACGTTTTTACTGCACGCATTATTTTCAGGATACCCAGCTGGATATGCATTTTTCCGGGCTGACGTACGCCGTACTCAGCCTGTTTTTTTGCGATCCGGATATGCATCCGGCGGATTTCAGCCTGTTCGCTCCGGAGGCAGAGGAAGGGCAGGCGGAGACGCCGGACGAAAATGATGTACTGATGCAGAAGGCGGCGGGCCTCGCCGGTGGAGTCCGTTTCGGGGAGGAGGGAAGGCGGTTGTGACAGTTATTGATGGTATCAGAGGACATTTCAGGAGGTGACCACGATGGCAGGTAATTTTGCCGATCTGACAGCCGTGCTGACACTGGATTCTGCCCGTTTTTCTGAAGAGGCAGCGCGGGTAAAAAAAGAGCTGGGTGAAACCAGTGCGCTTGCTGATTTGATGTCCGGGAAAGTCAGTCAGTCTTTCAGAAAACAGGCTGATGCTGCTGAGCAGAGTCTGAGCCGACAGGCGCTGGCTGCACAAAAAGCCGGGATATCAGTCGGACAGTATAAGGCTGCCATGCGCACACTGCCCGCACAGTTCACGGATATTGTCACTCAGCTTGCCGGTGGTCAGAATCCCTTCCTTATCATGCTGCAGCAGGGGGGGCAGATCAGCGATTCATTCGGTGGACCGCTCAGCCTGCTTACCCTGCTGAAGGAGGAACTTCTCGGGATCAGGGATGCCTCTGAATCATCAGAGGATTCGCTGTCAGATACGGCAAATGCACTGGCTGAAAATGCCCGGAATGCCGGTGAACTGGGACGATTTATGTCGGTGGCCCGTGTGGCGGCAGGTGGCGGGGTTGCCGTACTGGCCGCGCTTGCTGCCGCCGCCTGGCAGGCAGAGCAGGCTGACCGGGCCTTATTGCGTTCACTGACCCTGACCGGAGGGGCGGCTGCCACCACAACGGCAGAATTGTGGAAAATGGCCGGGGTGATCAGCGATGAAGCCGGTGGTGGTATCAGACAGGCGGCAGAAAATCTGGCCCGTCTGGCAGAAAGCGGGAAATATACCGCCGGGCAGCTACGGATCATGGGGGAAACCTCTCAGAGATGGCTGCAGACGGTGGGAGACGATGCCGGGAAGGTGGAAAAAGCCTTTGAAGGGATTGCAGCAGATCCGGTGAAGGCGCTGGCCTCCCTGAATCAGCAGTATAACTTCCTGAGCGTTTCCCAGTTACGCCATATTGATGAGCTTGAGCGCACGAAAGGTAAACAGGCTGCGGTGACGGAGGCGATGTCCCTGTTTGCGGATGTCATGAATGCACGTCTGGAGCAACTTGATAAAGCGGCCACGCCGGTGGAAAAAATCTGGGACGATGTTAAAACCTGGACTTCTGACGCATGGGCATGGATAGGTGATCATACACTGGGGGCACTCAGTCTGATCACTGACGTGGTGGCCGGAACCGTTGAACAGGTGAAGCTGCTGCTTGTGCAGGGGGATCTGGCGCTGGCTGAATTTATTCAGTCAGCCTGGGAAACGACAAAGAATGTGCCCGGCGTTGGTGCGTTGTTTGGTGAACTGGCAGAAGAGAACCGCGTATTTATTGAGAATACAAAACGCGATGAACTGGCGCTGAGAAAATCCATTGCGGAACGGGATGCGCGTATACGCCAGGGGGAAATGGGGTACATCAACCGTTCGCGTGCAACAGGCGTCAGCAAAGGTCCGGGGCAGCAGGAAGCCGTCAGCCGTCTGGCTGAAGAGCTGACAGGTAAAAAGCATACATCACCGAAAACGCGCTCTGCCGGGGAGAGGGAAGAGGAGCAGGCAAGAGAGGCTCTGCTTGCCCTTGAAGCTGAGCTCAGGACGCTGGAAAAACACAGCGGTGCGAATGAGAAAATCAGCCAGCAGCGCCGTGATTTATGGAAAGCGGAAAGTCAGTATGCGGTCCTGAAAGAGGCCGCCACGAAACGGCAGTTATCCGGGCAGGAAAAATCCCTGCTGGCCCATGAGAAAGAGACGCTGGAGTACAAACGTCAGCTGGCTGAGCTGGGCGACAAGGTTGAATACCAGAAACGCCTGAATGAACTTGCACAGCAGGCAGCACGGTTTGAAGAGCAACAGAGCGTGAAGCAGGCCGCCATCAGCGCAAAAGCCCGCGGTCTCACTGACCGTCAGGCGCAGCGGGACTCTGAAGCGCAGCGTCTTCGGGACGTGTACGGTGATAATCCGCAGGCGCTGGCCCGGGTCACCGGGGCACTGAAACAGACATGGGCGGATGAAGACATGCTGCGCGGTGACTGGCTGGCCGGGCTGAAGTCCGGCTGGGGCGAGTGGGCGGAAAGTGCGACGGACAGTTTTTCGCAGGTTAAAAGTGTGGCCACGCAGACCTTTGATGGTATTGCACAGAATATGACGGCGATGCTGACCGGTGCAGAGGCAGACTGGCGGGGATTCACCCGTTCGGTGCTGTCCATGATGACAGAAATCCTGCTTAAACAGGCCATGGTGGGCATTGTCGGGCGTATCGGCAGCGCCATTGGTGGGGTTGTTGGAGGTGGGGTAACGGCTTCCTCGGGGACGGCCATTGAGGCTGCGGCGGCGAACTTTCATTTTGCGACCGGCGGATTTACGGGCACGGGCGGCAAATATGAGCCTGCGGGGATAGTTCACCGCGGGGAGTTTGTTTTCACGAAAGAGGCAACCAGCCGGATTGGCGTGGGGAATCTTTACCGCCTGATGCGCGGCTATGCGGAAGGGGGGTATGTGGGTGGTGCCGGAAGTCCGGCGCAGATGCGGCGGGCGGAAGGTATTAATTTTAATCAGAACAATCACGTGGTGATTCAGAACGACGGTATAAACGGACAGGCGGGGCCGCAGCTGATGAAGGCGGTGTATGACATGGCCCGTAAGGGGGCGCAGGATGAACTCCGGCTGCAGTTGCGTGATGGCGGTATGTTATCAGGGAGCGGGCGATGAAAACCTTTCGCTGGAAAGTGAAGCCGGATATGGAGGTGAACTCGCAGCCGTCGGTGCGTGAAGTGCGTTTTGGTGACGGGTACTCACAGCGTATGGCGGCAGGGCTGAATGCTGACCTGAAAACATACAGGGTGACGCTTTCCGTGACCCGGGAGGAGGCCCGGCATCTGGAAGCGTTTCTGGCAGAGCACGGGGGCTGGAAGGCATTTTTGTGGAAGCCACCCTATGCATACCGGCAGATAAAGGTGACCTGTGCCGGGTGGTCTGCGCGGGTCGGGATGTTGCGCGTTGAGTTCAGCGCGGAGTTTAAGCAGGTGGTGAACTGATGCAGGATATTCACGAAGAAAGCCTGAACGAGTCGGTTAAGTCAGAGCAGTCACCGCGGGTGGTGCTCTGGGAAATCGACCTGACGGTGCAGGGCGGTGAGCGGTATTTTTTCTGCAATGAGCTGAATGAAAAAGGGGAGGCGGTGACCTGGCAGGGGCGTGAATATCAGGCGTACCCGATTGAGGGGGGTGGCTTTGAGATGAACGGAAAGGGCAGCAGTGCCCGCCCGTCGCTGACAGTGTCCAATCTGTTCGGCCTTGTCACCGGGATGGCGGAAGACCTGCAGAGTCTGGTGGGTGCAACGGTGGTCCGCCGTCGGGTGTATGCGCGTTTTCTGGATGAGGTGAATTTCGTTGCAGGCAATCCGGAAGCGGACCCGGAGCAGGAGCTGACCGACCGCTGGGTGGTGGAGCAGATGTCAGCGCTGACGGCCATGACGGCCTCGTTTGTGCTGGCGACACCGACGGAGACGGACGGTGCGCTGTTTCCCGGTCGCATCATGCTGGCGAACACCTGTATGTGGGATTACCGGGGCGATGAATGCGGGTATAACGGTCCGGCAGTGGCGGATGAGTTCGACAACCCCACCACGGATATCCGGAAGGACAGATGCAGTAAATGCATGCGCGGGTGTGAGATGCGCGGCATGGTGGCTAATTTCGGCGGTTTCCTTTCCATTAATAAACTTTCGCAGTAAATCCCGTTTTATGACACACACTGAATCAGCGATTCTGGCGCATGCCCGGCGGTGTGCGCCAGCGGAGTCGTGCGGCTTCGTGATAAGCACCCCGGAGGGGGAGCGGTACCAGCCCTGCGTGAATATCTCCGCAGAGCCGGAGGCGTATTTTCGTATTGCACCGGAAGACTGGCTGCAGGCACAGATGCAGGGGGAGATTGTGTCGCTGGTCCACAGTCATCCCGGTGGTCTGCCCTGGCTGAGCGAGGCGGACCGGCGGCTGCAGATAAAGAGTGCCCTGCCCTGGTGGCTGGTCTGTCGGGGTGAAATTCACCGGTTCCGCTGTGTGCCGCACCTGACCGGACGGCGCTTTGAACACGGTGTGACGGACTGTTACACCCTGTTCCGGGATGCATACCATCTGGCGGGGATAACGCTGCCGGATTTTGTGCGTGAGGATGACTGGTGGCGCAACGGCCAGAACCTGTACCTGGACAACCTGGCGGAAAACGGCTTTTGCCGGGTGTCCCTGTCCTCTGCACAGGCAGGCGATATCCTGCTGTGCTGCTTTGGTTCATCGGTGCCGAATCATGCCGCCATTTACTGTGGCAACTGTGAACTGCTTCACCATATACCTGAACAACTGAGTAAACGGGAGAGGTATTCTGAAAAATGGCAACGACGAACGCATTCTGTCTGGCGTCACCGCCACTGGTCCGCATCTGCCTTCACGGGGATTTACAACGATTTGGTCGCCGCATCAGTCTGTATGTGAACACGGCAGCGGAGGCCATCCGTGCCCTGTCGCAGCAGGTGCCGGGATTCCGCTGTCAGATGAACGAAGGCTGGTACCAGATACGTATTGCCGGTGAGGATACCGCGCCGGACCAGATATCGCCCCGACTGCATGAGCCACTGAACCCGGGGGATGTCATTCATCTGGTTCCCCGGGCAGAAGGTGCCAAAAGTGGCGGAGTGTTTCAGTCCGTGCTTGGCGTTGCGCTGGTTGCGGCAGCTATCTGGATGCCGGGTATCGGTATTGCAGCCAGCAACATCATGTTTTCCATGGGCTCTGCAATGGCACTGGGTGGTGTGGCCCAGATGCTGGCCCCGAAGGCAAAGACGCCGGAATACAAAAGTACGGATAACGGTAAACAGAACACGTATTTTTCGTCACTGGACAACATGATTGCTCAGGGGAATCCGGTGCCGGAGCCTTACGGTGAAATGCTGGTTGGTTCACGACGGATATCCCAGGACATCAGCACCCGTGATGAGGGCGGTGACGGGAAAGTGGTGGTTATCGGGCGGGGATGAAAAAAAATCCCGCAGTGTTCGGCGCCTGCGGGAAGAGATACGAAGATTAACTTTAAGGAATTTTTCATTATTCTGGCAGATGAACTGTAACGCAGCGTGATTATGAGCACTACAGTCAGTGTGCGGAAATGTGAATAAACTCAGAATTTTTATTCACGGGAAGGGAGGGGCCGGATATCGGTGGCAGAGGACAGAAGGCATCATGCCGGGTTCAGGGGATAAAAAAATCCCGCAGTACTCCGTGCTGCGGGAAGAGAACGATGTTGACTAACCTGTTGGCGTTTTATTTTTATTGACCCGAAGAAACTGTAACCTGCCGGAATGCACTCTGCCACGGAGAATGACTGAAAATGTGAAGAAAATCAGAGTTTTTATTTATCCCGTACATTCGTCTCTGGCGACAGAGTGGCGTCAGTAATGTCCGTGATACTGAGGGGGGAATTAAAAAATCTCCCGTAATACACCTGGATATTGACGGGAGAAACGAATAGTCACCTTAAGGAGTAGTTTTGATTATTGCCTGTAATCAGCGGGCGAATTGTAACGTATGGTGATTATGAGTGCCACAGGTAATTTGCAGAAATGTGAATAAATTCAGAATTTTTATTCACAGGAAGGGGCTGCGGGATATCGGTGGCAGAGGACAGAAAATATCAGGCCGGGTTTAAGGGATAAAAAAATCCCGCAGAGTCAGCGGAGCTGCGGGAGAGAACGATGAAGATTAACGTTATGGAGTTATTTTTCAGGCATCAAAAAAGTAACGCAGCGTCATTATTGCGGCTACAGGCAATTTGCAGAAATGTGAAGAATTTCAGAAATTTTATTCCGTCATGACACAGGCACCCTCCGGGGTGCCTGTTGTTTTTGGGCATAAACAGATTCAGACATCAGACAGGAGAGGGGGACAGAGTGGGTAAAGGGGGCGGCAAGGGGCACACACCGCGTGAGGCGAAGGACAATCTCAAATCCACGCAGATGATGAGCGTGATTGATGCCATCGGTGAGGGACCGGTGGAAGGTCCGGTGAAGGGACTGCAGAGTATTCTGGTGAACAAAACCCCGCTGACGGACACGGACGGTAATCCCGTGATACACGGTGTGACCGCCGTCTGGCGTGCCGGGGAGCAGGAGCAGACACCGCCTGAAGGCTTTGAGTCCTCCGGGGCAGAAACCGCACTGGGCGTGGAGGTGACGAAGGCAAAGCCGGTGACGCGCACCATCACGTCAGCGAACATTGACCGTTTGCGGGTCACCTTCGGGGTGCAGTCACTGGTGGAGACCACCTCAAAGGGTGACCGTAATCCCTCTTCTGTCCGGCTGCTGATTCAGCTTGAGCGTAACGGTAACTGGGTGACGGAGAAGGATGTCACCATTAACGGCAAGACCACCTCGCAGTACCTGACGTCGGTGATTCTGAATAATCTCCCTGAGCGCCCCTTTAACATCCGGGTGGTCAGGGTGACGGCGGACAGTACCACGGACCAGCTGCAGAACAGAACGCTGTGGTCGTCATACACCGAAATCATCGATGTGAAACAGTGCTACCCGAACACGGCCATTGTGGGGCTGCAGGTGGATGCGGAGCAGTTCGGTGGCCAGCAGATGGTGGTGAACTACCATATCCGCGGCCGCATCATCCAGGTGCCGTCAAACTATGACCCGGAAAAACGCACCTACAGCGGTATCTGGGACGGCAGCCTGAAACCGGCATACAGCAATAACCCGGCCTGGTGCCTGTGGGACATGCTGACTCACCCGCGCTACGGGATGGGAAAACGCCTGGGGGCCGCGGATGTGGACAAGTGGGCGCTGTATGCCATCGGGCAGTACTGCGACCAGACGGTCCCGGATGGTTTCGGGGGCACAGAGCCGCGGATGACCTTTAATGCGTACCTGTCACAGCAGCGTAAGGTGTGGGATGTCCTGGGGGATTTCTGCTCGGCGATGCGCTGTATGCCGGTATGGAACGGCCAGACGCTGACGTTCGTTCAGGACCGTCCGTCGGATGTGGTGTGGCCGTACACCAACAGCGATGTGGTGGTGGATGATAACGGCGTGGGGTTCCGCTACAGTTTCAGTGCCCTGAAGGACCGGCACACGGCGGTGGAGGTGAATTACACTGACCCGCAGAACGGCTGGCAGACTTCCACGGAACTGGTGGAAGACCCGGACGCCATCCTGCGCTACGGGCGCAACCTGCTGAAGATGGACGCGTTCGGCTGTACCAGCCGCGGTCAGGCTCACCGTGCCGGACTGTGGGTGATAAAGACCGAACTGCTGGAAACGCAGACGGTGGATTTCACGCTCGGGTCACAGGGGCTGCGGCACACGCCCGGTGACATCATTGAAATCTGTGATAACGACTATGCCGGGACCCTGACCGGCGGACGCATCCTGTCCATCGATGCCGCCAGCCGCACACTGACGCTGGACCGTGAGGTGACACTGCCTGAGACAGGGACATCGACGGTGAACCTGATTAACGGCAGCGGTAAGCCGGTGCGCGTGGACATCACTGCACACCCCGCCCCGGACCGGATACAGGTCAGCGTCCTGCCTGATGGCGTGGCGACATACGGTGTGTGGGGACTCTCCCTGCCGTCACTGCGTCGTCGCCTGTTCCGCTGTGTTTCCATCCGGGAAAACACGGACGGCACCTTTGCCATCACGGCAGTGCAGCACGTACCGGAAAAAGAAGCCATTGTGGATAACGGGGCCCGCTTTGAGCCGATGTCCGGCTCACTGAACAGCGTCATCCCGCCGGCAGTGCAGCACCTCACGGTGGAGGTGAGTGCCTCAGACGGCCAGTATCTGGCGCTGGCGAAATGGGACACGCCGCGGGTGGTGAAGGGCGTGCGCTTCAGTCTGCGCCTGACCAGTGGCAGTGGTGAGAACAGCCGCCTGGTGACCAGCGCCATCACGGCGGACACGGAGTACCGTTTCAGTGGCCTGCCGCTCGGGGAATACACCCTGACGGTCAGGGCGATAAACAGCTACGGCCAGCAGGGCGAACCTGCCACCACCACATTCCGGATTAATGCACCGGCGGCACCGGCCAGCATTGAACTGACGCCGGGCTATTTTCAGATAACGGTGGTCCCGCATCCTGCGGTGTATGACCCGACGGTACAGTATGAATTCTGGTTCTCAGAAAAACGCATCACGGACACGGCACAGGTGGAAACCTCTGCCCGTTATCTGGGTACCGGCAGCCAGTGGAGCGTCTCCGGCCCGCACATTAAGCCGGGGAAGGATTTCTGGTTTTATGTGCGCAGCGTCAACCTGGTGGGGAAATCTGCGTTTGTGGAGGCCAGCGGGCAGGCCAGCAATGATGGTGAAGGGTATCTGGAAATTTTCCGTGGGCTGATAGATGAGGCGCTGCTGGGGAAGGCACTGAAAGAGCGTATTGATGCGTCAGCCCTGCGTACTGAGGTCACGCAACTGGAAGAAGACATCCGCCAGCGACTGGAGACGGATGTTGCGGAAGTGACCCGAAAAATCGGGGAGGCGGAAAACAGCCTCACGCAGCTGGTTGCGAAAAAGAATGAGGACCAGACGCTGGCCATCGCGCAGGTGAGTCAGCAGGTGGACCGGGTGAGCAGTGAAATCACACAGACAGTCAGCCAGAGCACGGAGGAAAACGCCAGGCAGATAGCGCAGGTCCGCCAGTACGTGGATGACAAAGGGAGTGAAATCACCTCGACCACGGATAAAAAGCTGGAAGACCAGAGCGCGACCATACAGCAGATACAGCAGGTCCAGTCAGACACGAATGATGAGCTGGCAGCGCTGTACATGCTGAAGGTGCAGAAAACGAAAAACGGCATTCCGTATGTTGCCGGTATTGGTGCGGGGATTGAGGATGCTGATGGCCAGACGCTGAGCAATATTCTGCTGCAGGCGGACCGTATCGCGATGATTACCCCGGAGAACGGCAACACCACGCCGCTGTTTGTGGCGCAGGGGAATCAGCTGTTTATGAACGACGTGTTCCTGAAGCGACTGTTTGCGGTGAGTATCACGTCATCCGGCAATCCCCCGACGTTCTCCCTGACGCCGGAGGGCAGGCTGACGGCCCGCAATGCGGATATCAGCGGAGCTGTGACAGCGAATTCTGGCACGCTCAATAATGTCACCATTAACGAGAACTGTGTCATCAGAGGGAAACTGTCTGCGAACCAGATTGAAGGCGATCTGGTGAAGACGGTGGGGAAAGCCTTTCCCCGGAATAACAGTTATGCCCGTGGCACGATAACCGTCACGGTTTACGATGACCAGGGCTTCGACCGGCAGATTATCATTCCACCGGTGCTGTTTCGTGGGACGAAACACCAGAACGTCAACAGCCCGAATCAGCAGTCGTACTGGTATTCAACCTGTAAGCTGCAGGTGCTGAAAAACGGGGCAGAGATTTTTCATGAACCGGCAACGGATGTCAGCCGGGTGTTCTCATCGGTGATTGACATGCCAGCAGGACGGGGTCATGTCACCCTGACGTTTAATGTGTCGTCTACCGGCGCGAACAACTGGACACCGACGACGTACATCAGTGATTTACTGGTTGTGGTGATGAAAAAATCCACGGCGGGAATCAGTATCAGCTGACGGTTTATTAACCCGGACGGGCACCCGAAGTGGTGCCTTTTTTATTGACTGAAAACAAAGAGGTAATCATGCGGTATTTATACGGAGCCATTTTATTTTTTACCACCCTGCCGGCAGTAATGACTTTTCCTGCACAGGCTGCAGGCGGACACGGTGCATTTTCCGTGGGATATGCTCAGGTTCACCCGGGCGGCGCACCGGTATTGTCCGGTACCGGTGCCCGTACAGGTGATTTAAAAGGGAGCAACGTGAAATACCGTTATGAATTCACAGACCATCTGGGCGGCATAGCCTCGCTGAGTTACGCCTCTGCGAAAAAGAGCAGAACCACGATGACCGGGGATAAGGCATTTCATTATGAAAGTCTGCGTGGCCGTTATGTGAGCCTGATGGCGGGGCCGGTCTGGCAGGTCAGTGAGCAGCTCAGCCTTTATGGCATGGCCGGGATGGCGCACACCCGCTGGTCTGACAGTGTTCAGGATTACCGGCGTGATGAAGTGACACCGGGGGATGTCAGGGTGACCACCACTGCCAGTGATGGTCATTCTGCACGTCATCTGACGCTGGCATGGGGGGCTGGACTTCAGTTTAATCCGGCGGATACGGTGGCGGTTGACCTTGCGTACGAAGTGGCCGGTCATGGTGACTGGCGAACGGATGCGTTTATTGTTGGGATTGGATACCGTTTCTGACGGCAGATACAGCTTTATCTTCTGTAAATATTGGTATAATGAGCATGTTCATCCACCTTATGGGTGAGCTGCGTCTGAGGAAACGTAAAGTTACACTGTCCTGAAGCCCGTGGCATTACTGCTGCGGGCTTTTTTATTGGTGGAAAGGTATGACGGTTAAAATTTCTGGTGTGCTGAAGGACGGGGCCGGTAAGCCGGTACCGGGATGCACGATAGAGCTGAAAGCGCGACGCACAACGGAGAC